ACAGGAATTTGCATTCTCTGCCATATATGTTACACTAAAGTAGTAGTACCTAATGTCTTGTCATAGGTACAGCGAAGAGGTTAGATTGGCTAAGGTATTTATAATTGACCAGCAACCTTTATTCCGCCGGGGTGTGCGTGCGTCACTGGCCGGCATGCCAGATTTGGAGATTTCAGGGGAAGCTGACGCTGACGAAAGCGCGCTCACCAAGATTGAGAGTTCACCTCCCGATGTGGTACTTTTAGGGGCTAACTCTGCTCCTGCCAATGGCTTAGAGCTTTGTCGCACCATAAAGCGGCGCCTGCCCAGTGTGGCCATTATCATCCTCACTCCCCAGCCAGCGGATGAGCAGCTTTTCCAGGCAATTAAAGCCCAGGCCGCAGCCTACCTAAGCAAAGATGTGAATGCCGACGAACTAGCGCAAATTATCAAACGCTGCACCAGCGGTGAGCATCCTATAAATGAAAGCCTGACTGCCCGACCGAAGGTGGCTGAACAAATATTAAACCAGTTCCAGGAACTATCCAGGGAAAGAGAGACCGCCAACCTCATCTCACCACTCACGCCCAGAGAAACAGAGATTCTCAATTATGTGGCTAGAGGTTACCTGAACAAACAGATTGCTGAGGTGCTCACTGTCAGCGAGCAGACCGTTAAAAATCATATAACCTCTATTCTCCGCAAGCTCAACGCCAATGCTCGCACTCACGCGGTAGTGATAGCCATAAAGAAGGGTTTGGTCACTATCAGCAAGGAATAGCCTGCTCGGCGTCTGTCACTATAAGACACTTGTAACACGCTCAAAAAAGCCCGAGTCTATAAAAAAGCATTCAGTTCCATTTATCATGCTATAAAACCATGAGTGCTCACCTGGCGGCGAGGGTAAGCCGAGCGAGAAAGCGCAGCGTGACGCCGAGGGCAGGGGGGGACTCAGCACTTCAATTGCTTCCAGGGTTGACCTTGTAGTATGAAAACAACTTTTAAATGATAAATATAGGGAATATAATAATTATATTATATGAAAGACAGATACCCAAAGCTAGTTTAAAGAAGAGACCGGCAGAGAATAACAATGCTATGGAAAAAATTATAACGCCGCATATACTTGGCGATATGCCCTGTATTGACATCAACCAGGCACAATTCCAATTCAAAGCCTATGCGAATACCCTAGCAACGATAATTTTATCCAAAGACAATAAGACGCCATTGGTTATTGGTGTTTATGGTAACTGGGGGAGTGGTAAAACTTCATTAATGCAAATTGTCAAAACAAAAGTAGAAGAAAAACGGAATATTAAAGAGAATAATCAAATACCTTCCTTTATGCATGAGGAAGATCCTAATACCTTCAGACCATGTAAAACCGTATGGTTCAATGCGTGGAAATACTCTAAGGAGGAGGAATTATGGGTATCTTTAATAGATGCAATTGGGAGAGAACTGCGCAAGGATTCTGATTTACTCAAAAAAATAAAGGAAAAAGCCTCAGACTTCAAACGGAAATATAAGTGGTCTAAAGCTATGTTATCCACCATGACACAACTACTGAGTTATGGTCGAGTCAATCTCAATATTGAAGAGTCTCGTTTTGCTCAAAATGTCGCCTTTTACGACGAGTTTCAAAATTTCTTTGATGAGATCATTGCTGACTTCACTAAAAGGGAAACAGGTGGTGCTCTGGTCATATTCATTGATGATCTTGACCGTTGCCTGCCATCGAAAGTAATCGGACTCTTGGAAGCAATTAAGCTCTTTATGGATAGGCCTGGTTGTATCTTTTTAATTGGGACTGATCCCAAAATGATAACCTCAGCGATACAGGCTCATTATGACACGCATGGTATTAAAGAAATGAGCGCTGAAGAATATCTTGATAAAATAGTCCAAATTCATTTTACCTTACCACCTCCAAGATCAGATGATATTAAGGCCTTTATTAGAAACTTACCAGGACTAGAGCCATTTACTAGGGACCAACTGGAATTGATTGCTAGTGGCGTTCCCACCAACCCTCGAAGGATCAAGACCTTTGTTAACTACATAGAACTTCAATGGGCACTACTAGTCAATATAGGTTTGGGCGAATTGAAAGACAAGCAAAATTTGGCTGAATGGCTGATGTTGAACGAAGTTAGCCCCGCTTTTCGCGAAGAAGTGCAAAGCGGGAAAAGCGAGGCAAGTATAATAACTTTAATAGACAAACTGAAGGAATTGGCTAACCTCAAACCTGCTGAGAGGAAAAAACAAACTAAAGCAGACGAAGAACTAAGCAAGTTTGCTAACTCTGAGACACTTTTTAAAGTATTAAAACATGGAAGATTCAGGTTCTCGCAGAAAGAGATAGGTGTCTATGTTCATTTGAGTCCAGCTCCCGCACTAAGCTCGCGCGAGGAAATAATACAAAAAATAGATGAAGTCCTTGATGAACTACTACCACGCGAGAGGAGAGTGCTGCAGCTTAGATTTGGGCTTAAAGATGGAAAAGCTCGAACATATAAAGAAGTAGGACAAGAATTCAACCTGACCGGGGAAAGAATACGCCAGATAGAAGCTAAAGCCCTACGCAAATTACGCCACCCTGGTCGATCTGGAAGACTAAGACATTATCACAGCGGAGAAAGCGAATCTCATTCGAGTGAAGACGACCTAATCCCCGCTATCTTTGGGGAAAAGTAACTACATTTAAGTGTCGCTCTTACGTATCCTTACTATTTGACTCCCCCTTGTTCCTAGTTAGGTTGGACACTCCTTAGTTAGTTTAGGTTATTCCCGGAGGCTGTTAGATTTCGGCGATGAACTGGCGGCAGTTGAGGCAAATCGTTCCGACTCGCACCCAACGCCGCTTGATACGGACATAGCACACTTTAACGTCTCCCTTCCTGATGCGTGGGACGCCTTTATGCCTTCGACCTTTAACGCCATTCGGGCAAAAGTAATGCGGCTGGAGTTTCATTTAAGCTATACCATAAGGATGGGGCGGTTTCGGAAACAACGACTTTTTCGGAAAACAACTCATAGCTGTTTACGAAGTAATTGTTTTCACCTGGCGGCGAGGGTTAGGCGCTGGGCGTAGCGGGCCTGCCTGGGGCTATAATCGACCTCGATGGCCAGCACCCGATAGAGCTCCGCCGCTATGCCGCAGCGCTCGTCCGTGACGGTGATGACGTCGTATAGCTCCTGGCCACAGTTGACAGGGACTACGAGATTGCCGCTCTCTGCTCGCAATGACGATTTACGCAGGATGGCGTCGGCTCTCTCCTGAGTGCGGGTGGCTGTCTGGAGGTTGGGGTCATAATCAGGCTGGAAGTTGTCGATAGACAACCCAAGCAAATCCCAATCGAAGGCGGAGGCGATTACAGAGGCATCGGCAGCATCCCTGCCTTTAGCTCTAGCCTGGGAAACAGGAATACCCTGGTGGTATATACCTTCAAGGATGTGATGATAGCCTGCGGCGTTCTTATACTCATAGGACGACGAATCCGTTATCTTGGGCTCCCTGGTGGTAGCGATGATATAACCGATATCTGAATGCCACTTCTGATAATTAAGCAAATCTGACACCATAGCTAATAGACCGCGCACCGGTGCGTCCCCTGCCTGGCCTGGGTTGACGATTACCTCTGGCTGAAGGCTGGTGATAGCGGTGCTTCTATCTGCGGCATTTACCAGGCAGATACCCCAGCGGCATAGCAGGGCCTTGATGACCTCCCACACCGTCTTGGGTGCGACGGCGGTATCGTTCCACCTGAGCTGAGCTCGTGACAGCCACTTACCGGCCAATCCGCCGCCGTCAATGCAATGGAGAACGAATGTTGACTGTTTAGGATAGGCTGAACGGTATTCCCAGGAATCTATCCAGTAAACACCTGCAGGTGAGGCTTCATCGCCTGCGGGCATCTTATACCCGAGCTTAAGAAACACCTCGCTTCGCTTTTTCAGCTTGGCGATATCGCCCTCACCTGGGTTAGCATACTTGCCTGAGTGATTATCAAGGGTAATAGTAAGAGCACCCTCACCCTGACCCTCTCCCGTCGAGGGAGAGGAAATTCGCTGGCGCAGCTCGACGATATCGGCGGTGAGGTCCAGGGCTGTGCCTGCTGCGCGGGGGGCTCGCCACACGCCGTCTGGCCTGGAAAGCCACCAATGGTCTGCCGTGCTCTGAAGCCTCAAGCCATAAGTTGATGAGATGTTAAGAAACGGCTTGGGCTCGGTGAACGCCATTTCGGAAAACTCCGACGCCCTGACGGCCTGAAAGCGGAGGGGGCGGTTATAGGCGGTTGTGCCAGCAAACACCTCCACGGCAGTCATCTGAAACCACTCATACGCCTGGGGCGATGCCGGCAGATGGATATCGGGATACTGATAGTTGATGTCCTCTCCATCCGGAGCGGTGATGAAATGATCCCAGGCAAGCCAGTTATAATCGCTATCGAGCTCAGTGCGATACAGGGCATAGAGGTTATAAGGCGATGCTTGCTGCCTGGCGGCGAAGATGACGCACATCTTCTCGGGTGCTATGCCAAATGTGGCTCCGATGCCATAGACTCCTAATAGCGGGTGATTACCAGGCTCGCTATCGGTATATTCCGTCTTTCCCTGGGTGGAAGTATCCAGGACGATGGCATTGAGCTCTCCGCTGGCGATGATACCGTTAGCTATAAAGCACACCACGATATTGCCTGTGCCCCACCAGGCGGCTGCCATGGAGGTGGCGTTCTGATAGTTAGAGAGCTCAGCGTCCGTCCAATCCACCCCATAGTTGTGGCTGTAATACTTCCTGATGGTGTTATCGTCCTTGCGGTAGAAGATATAGACCTTAGCGCCACAGGCAGCGATAGCACAGGGACCATGGGCATTAGCGCTGACCTGAACCCAGGAAGTATAATCCGAGCCCGGGCCAGGATTGGTGATCTTCTGGCGATAGAGGGTATTAGTCCCATTAAACCTGATACGGTGCATCGAGCCCTGGCCGTCGAAGGCGATGCCGTGGTGGTTGTCTGACTCCCCGCCGGTATAAAGGCGTGTCCAGTTAAGCCGCTGAAGTCCCTGCTCGAAGTCATAGACCTTAGCCTCGACATAGGGGCGGGCGGTGAGTTTTTTCTGCTCGGCGGTTAGAGCGGCCGATAATGTTCTCATTTTTAATCTTTCCCATGTGGCTTTTTGGAAATAAAGAAGCTGCCTGCTATGACCATAACCAAGCCCCAGAACTCGTGATTTGATGGGGTTAGAGTGAGAGGACCATGAATCAGCTCATCCAGGACAAAGCCGATAATGCGATAATAGTAGCGATGAAATTTCACCCTCACCTCAATCCTCTCATGTAGTGAATTTCCCTTTCCTTACAAGAGAGGAAACCTTCTCCTTGATATGGCTAACAGTTCTCTCACCAAACCACCACAGAATTACCGGGATTGCCAGGCCAAGAAACCACTGAGGGGGATTCGAACCCTCGGTAACGACCTGGGCAATGGTAGCGGCGAAGATAACGGTTACAATCGGCCGGGTAGCAGCTCTGAACGTCTCTCCAATGTTCATAACGTTAAATCCCAAATCCTAATATCTAAACTCTAAACAATCTCAAAATTCAAAATCCAAATGCTCAAAAGAGTTTGGAATTTTGGATTTCCGTCATTTGAATTTGTTTAGGATTTCGCATTTCGTGCTTAGGATTTATCCCCATTCAGTCTTCCTCTACAGGAGGGCTGCTCGCCGAATACAAACATGCTGTTATTTGCGTTTTTAGGGGGGTAAAATTCTTTATGCCACATATCCATCACATTGGCCTGCTAAATGAGAGCCCCCAGGGTATCCGGGACGCTCTTGCCCGCTTTTCGGTAATGTCCTGCCAGGTGCCGCGCTGCCTTAATGATTTCCCCTGCCTCAGCCTTCACCCGCTCCCCGCGGTATCCGCCGCGGCTTAAGGCGGCCACCGCTGCGGGCATGCGGTCCCAGTCCACCGTCTTCTCGATATCGATGCGGCCCTGGAGCGCCCTGAAGATGGCTTTGGTATGATGCGGCAATTTCCAGGTCTCAGGGTCCTCGGGGTCCCCGACGATGGCGAACGCTTCCCTGGGTAAACCCTCCCTGGTGATTTCCTTTTCCACTGCCTGTTTTACCTTGCTCACTGTTTCCTCCTATTTCCCTCGCCTATTACGAAGGCGTGGAGCTCATCTCCTGTCAACCCTAAACACTTGGTAAAACTTCTCATAGCTCATCCATACTCATTTACTCTATGTACCCCATAACATCAAGTGTGCAGCTTACCGTAGCACCTGTAGCTATAGCGATTTTATATTCGACAGCTTGGCCCGCATCCAGCCCAATAATCGCACAAAACCGATGCTGGCTGTCATTGTCCAAATTATAACTTATGGCAGTTGACCAATCGTTGTCTGGAGTTGTGCCATTTTTACGGACGTGGAAGGTACTCCAGCCAGCTGTTCCCGTAATGGGACAGTGCATCACCAAGTTTAAAATAGCAAACTTAGCATTGGCGCTAGTATATGCTGTTAAGTCTAAAACCGTCCAAGCTACAGGGGTAGTTGAGTTGAGAATCTCAAGTGCTCTCTCTGAGGCATCCTTCCAGATAATCTTGCTTACTGCCTGTCCAGCAGAATGAAAGCCAGCAGCGTGGAGTGCACCAACGCCGTGCACACCTGTGGTCAGGGCGGCATGGTCGTGGAATTCTAAAGCGGATTCATCGGCTTTTACTCTAGTAAACTTACTAGCTTGTCCTACATAACTTGCTGGGGTATCAGTTAAATCAAGGAAAGTGCTTGCACCGCCGCCACCAGAGCCACCTCCACCTGCTGCTCCATCCCACACGGCGATGACACAGGCATCCCTAGGGTTGCCCCGGGGAATGGCCAGGATAACATGACGCCCGACGGTCATCTGGGCTGAGGTGATATTGCGGGCCACAGGGATATTATCCAGGTAAGCAGCCATTGAGCCTGCGAGCTGCACCTCAGCCCGGTAGTCGGTGCTGTTGAAACCCTTTAATGTTCCCAACTGAAGCATTGTTCACCAGCTCTATCTTGGCTCGGCATATAGCTGCCTGATCTTAAGGCGGGACTGCCTGCCATAGCGGTTGAGCTCCTTATGATAGAAGTCCAACCGTCCCTGCGCCCATGTCAGATATTCCCTGGGAGTTGGCTCACCGCCGACATTCACCTGGTTGATGGCATAAGCCGCCCATTCTAAAGCAGCGTAAGCTCCCGCTCCCACAGCGCACAGGTCTTCCAGGTGCCCTGGCAAACTCGAAGCCGTAGCGTCAACGGTGTGCACCTTGCCATAATAGAGATAGACGGACTCAGCGGCCGTTGGCGTCTCCTCAATGAGCAATTCCAGAGTATTGGCCCACACCTTATAATCCCGGTAGCGCTTGGGATACTCGGCAGCGGGATACTCCACCGCCTCGACATAGATAAGCCCTGCCACGCCCGAAATATCAATCTCACGGGAGGTTGGGGTAGTAATTACTAGCGCCTCATCCTTACCTTCCAGTGGGACCGCCTGGGAGATATCGAGGACGGCGTGCTGGATATGCCTGTCAATCTCATCATCCGTCCAGCGGATAGAATCCTCATCCTTCAAGTCCTTTCTTATGCGGGCTCTTATTGTTGCTATTGTTGTTGCCATATTTCCTCCTTCGGAGAAATCCTAAATTCGAATTTCTAAATCCTAAACAACGCTTATTTCACCCTCACCTTAATCCTCTCCCCTTCAAGGGAGAGGAGATCCTTTCCTGGGGGAGAGGGAAGGGGCGGTCTCTATCCCGTCCTGTCTTCCCTCTCCCTATATCGAGAAAGGAGGCCCTCATCCGCCCCACTAAGTGTAAGAGGAGGCCCACCCCACCATTCCCCTTATTTGGCAAGGGACGCCAGTGGGTCGGGCTGGCAAGCAGGTTATTATGTTCCTGCCAGGTCAAGCTCGATGATCATGCCACAAACCAGGATCTGGCTATGCAATTCGTCGGCGTCTATGCCCACGACATAGCCGATATCCTGAAGGCCGGTGCCGTCTGGAGCATAAATGCCGGTATCGGCAACGGCAATCTGCTCTCCCATAGTTGGCACATTGGCTGCGGTATGGGCGCACTCGACGATAGCCATGACATAGGCGGTGATGACGTCACCGATGGCGCCGTCCTCTCCTGCGATAAGCACTGCGGGTGCCCCTGCGGTGTTGAGGGCCTTTTTCCAACCTGTGCTATACATTATGGGGTCGCCAGCGACGATTGCGCCTGCGAGCGTGATTTTCATCGGAAGCATACCTTCCAATATCTTCCGACTGGTTCCTTTATCTACAAAAGCCATATTTCACTCCTTCGGAGAAATCCTAAATTTCTCCTTATGTTTAGTCCTGGACTCCGATTAAAGCAGCTGCCTTAACCGAGGCGAATAGAGCCAGAGCCACATACCACTTTACCCTGGTCCGGCTGGCGTCCTTGGTCTCCAATGAGCCGATGCGCTCCACCTGGAGCATCTCGGGGCTGGAGATACCACAGAGGGCTCCCTCACCGAACTGCAGAGCATAGATAGTGGAATTAGCAGCTCCGGTATAGAGCGTCTCCACGCTGCCCGCCACGGTGTGGGTGTCGAGTATCCAGTCATTGATGGCGATCGGTATGCCATTATAGAGCTGGACGAACTCACCCAGCTTACCCTGGCCGACCTCAAGGTTTGAGCCGGCTGCTCGGGCTAACGCCTGGATCTTCCGTCTGCTGCGGCGGCTCATCAGAAGCATATCGGGCTTGCCGCCCTTTACGGCATCTATGAGCTGGTCAATCATGCTCAAGGTAAGCGTGGCTCCCGTCGCTCCGGCAGCGATTAGCTGGCCCGATGCCGTGCCGGTATCGATGAGCTTGACGATGCCGTCGAACTGCTTGGGGCTGGTGGTGGCGTTCCCATAGAGGAACTCCTTCTCGAACTCATGCCTGAGCGCCTTGGCTTTCTGCTCGATAACGGCTGCCTCGAGGTCCTGGACATTGGAGCGAGTGGACTTGAGGAAATTGTCCACATCGGCATCGCCGCCCATGATCTTGAGCGTAGCGGTGAGCTTCTCGAATGTGGGGGTGGATTCTACCCAGGTATCCCCGACATCATAGAAGTCCACAGTAGGCAAAGCCTTCTCCTGGGTATAGGACAGGCCATTGCCCACGATTTGAATGAAGGGCAGCTCCTGGAGTATAGGGCTGTCCTTGATGATGGTCTCGATGACGCCCTGCAATAGGACATCATTAGACAATTTTTCTGCTTCGACTAAAGTTAATGCCATAATTTTCTCCTTCGGAGAAATCCTAAATCCTAAACTCTAAACTCTAATTTTGTTTTGAATTTTGGTCATTGGTGCTTTGGTATTGTTTAGGGTTTCGTATTTTGATATTAGGATTTATCCTTGTGTTTCTCCTTTTAAAATTTATTTTGGTTTAATTCCTGCGGCGATCTTCTCCCTGGGGGACATGCCCTCAGTGCCGATGCCGCCTCTTACTGGAGCTCCTGCGGGGACTTTCCCCGCGGCTGCCTCGGCCTCCATAGCCATCCTGACAGCCCCCACAATGCCCGTTCCCTTCTCCACTGAGGCATCAATCTCCTCGATGGTCCCTCCGCCGATGATGTCCCCCGGGACGCTGGGATTAAGGGCTTTAGCCACACCCAGGTATTTGGCCACCGCAGTGTCCAGCGAACCTGAGACATTAGCCAGCTTAGCAGCTGCCTCCTCCATCTCTCTGGTTTTACCCTCGAGCTGCTCGGTCAAACCGGTGAGCTGTCCCTCGAGCGCAGCGATGCGGTTGTCCTTTTCCGCCATGAGATCCTTCGCTTCGCTCAGGACTGAAGGCTCACGGGCCTTGATAGCCTCGATATCCTCCTCGGTTGAAGCTCCGTCAGGTTGCTTCGCTTCGCTCGCAATGACATTATTTTCCATACCCTTCTTTTCTTCTTCGTCCATAAGTATCTCCTTTTAGAGTTATCTATTCGGGCACTTCCATCTCAGCGGCAATCGCTCTCTCTCTCGCTCCGCATCCACCTTGACAAATAATGGGAGGGGATGGGTGGGCTTCCCTTAATTGCCCTTAACAAAGGAGTCCCTCCCTAACCCATCACCTTATCTGGCGAGGGGCGCGCCCGGAACTCCCTATTCATTTCCAGGATCTTCTGCCTCTCATCAAGCCACCTGGTGAACTCTCCATCGGGGTCCTGGATTCCCATCTCGTCCATGGCCGTTCTGCGGCTGTGAACTCCCGCCTGGACTAATAACTGCTCGTCCTGTGCCTGCCTTGAAGTATCGGTTGGCAAGATGGGACCCCACACTACACGGTGGGTGATGCCCTCGAAGTCATTCGCCATATATTTCCCTGCCAGCTTCAATATAAGCTGATTTCTCTGGTGATAGGCATTTGTCCTTATGGTCCTTTTGCGGGTTACCTTCTGGATCAATGCCCCCATCTCAATGCTCAAGGCTGCCCCTGACAGATCCCTCTCGGTGCCGCCATAGGCTGCCCTGGGCGTCTCGGAAATATCGTGCAAACAGCGGTAAATGACGTCTATATAATCGATATGAAGCCTGATACCGCCTCCCTGGAGCAAATCTAGCAGGTAAGCCTTGGCGTCCTCGGGCAATGTCCAAACTGCCCCTGGCTGGACCTTGATATCCTCTGAGGACTCGATATTCTCCAATACAGCTATGGGATTGCCTGACAATTCCAGTATGCGTGATAGCTGAGACAGCGCTCGGTTTAGCTCCCGCTGCGGCTGGATAATGGACGGCATATCAGATGTGCCCCAGAACTTCTTGGGCTCACGGAGATTAGGAAATATGACAAAGGGAATAAATCCATAGGGATTAGGCTTGGACTGGATCTTGTCGTTGTCAAGATAGAGCTCGAACTGCTTATCCGTCCACAACTCGGTGATATAGGCCTTGTTCTTAGGGATAGTTATGTTATACAGCATGCCTATCTCATCGGCGGTGAGCTCGTATCGGGAAACCACCCGCCACACTCTTGACATATCATCTCCCAGCCACCAGGCGAAGATACCGGAGATATCGGGAGCTGTTACCCTGATGCGTCTCTCCTCTGCATCCCAGATGGCCTTATAGCAGGCATCGCCCAGGACGGCGGCGTCAATCTCCGTCTCCCAATCTAGCTGCTGGAGATTGTTCTGCTGGTAAACGGCTAGTAAGAGCTGCTCGGCGGCGTTAACTCTAGCCTTGGCCTGCGCCTCACCCCATCCCTCTCCATTTACTGGAGAGGGATGGGGTGAGGAGTAGCAGGCGAACGTAAGACCCTGCATTAAATAGCTGGTGACCTTATCGATGGCTACCCTGGCATAGTTAAATACCAGCTGCCTGTTCCTGCTGCTCGTCTCCCACTGGCTGCCCTGGTAGAAATCGAGGTTTGACTTATAGGCTGCCAGCCTGTCGTTATCCCTGCGGGCTAGTTGGCCCGGGTTAAAGCTTGTCCTTGAACTAAGTGAAGGATCACTCATTCCTTATTCCTCCTGTTCCCCCTCACTCTAACTCTCTCCCACCAGGGGAGAGAGAACTGCTTTGTACATAGTCTCCTCTCCCTTGACGGGAGAGGATTAAGGTGAGGGTGAGCATCCCCTCGCCTCCCTCCAGGCTTTAAGCCACCTCTGCACCGTCCTGGTGCTCACACCAAATATTCTGCCAATCTCTTTACTGCCCTTGCCTTCCTGTTTAAGCTCAGCCATCCTCCTGGCCCTTTGTAACTTGGTAAACTTCTCCACTCCCCAGGGCTCTTCCTTAATGCAGGTAGGAAAAGGACAATCAAGGCAATGCGCCCACAGTTCACAGCCATCATCTCCATAGGGAAATTCCTCGGGTAATAAGCCATTCAATCCATCCTGCATATTTCCGCTGCCCCCTGACAGCACAAGCTATAGTAGAACAATCGTTCTATTTTATCAAGAAACTTTTGTCGCCTGAAGTAGGGTCGAGACAATCAAAGCGGAGACCCTCCACGCCTCCCACCTTATCTGGCGAGGGACAAACAATGGGAGGCCCACACCACCACTCACCTTATTTGGCAAGGGGCGTGTCCCCGACCACAGAATTTATACCTC